TCGAGTGAGGTCTCAGCCATTTGTAACTCCGTTATGCTTTAGCGTTGTCTGTATTTATTTATAAATCACAAACTCTTTAAAAATGCTGCAAACGCGGAGATTTTACGCTCCTGCAGATTAATAAGAGTTGCTTCGTCGATTTCCTGTTTGATTTCTGCTACTGCAGACTCTTTCAAGATACCATTATCCCAAACCCACTCTTTACCTTCCATGATGCCATCGACGAATGCATCAGGAGCAGAAGGATCTGCTACAATATCGGCAGCAGTAGCGAGCATGAAATCATCCATAACAACGTTACAGTTCTCTTCCTTACGGATAGAACCCATGCCTCTAGAAGAGACACCCAATTTAACTCCTTCATCAAGTAATGACTTAGCGACTTTACCCATAGGAGTGTCGAGTAACTTTGCCTTACCGATAAAGTTATTCCCGTCTTCCTTAAGAGAAAGGATCTTGTGAGAAACACGGTCAAGATTGATGGAAGGACCATCGGGGTGACCCAATTCTCCAAGGGCACGCCCTTTTTGAATGTAGTTCTCATCGTATTTAGCAACTTCTCGTGCCAAAGTTTTCTGAGGATACATTCTGTTATTGCGGTTCTTTAGTTCCGCTTGCAGAAAGATACCTTCAATGAAGTAATTCTTTTTGCCTTCATTCTCTTCGCAGAGAAAATCGACATTATTGATTTCTTCAGCTATCAGTCTCATCGGTTTGTTCCTCAGGTTCTTGTTCGGCGGTAGGTTGCTCCACTTCATCAGCGGGAGGATCTTCTGGTTTGCGACCATCAACTTCTACAGTCTCAGGTTCAGCGTCATCAGTAGCAAGATCTGCAGCAATTTCATCCGCAGCATCTTGTGCAGTATCATCTAACTCAAAACCCATTTGCTTTGCAAAATTAATTTTTTGCTGCTGAATGGCATCATAAGTAGCAGCACTAAGTGCATCGTTCATAGAATCGATTGCTGCTGCTTTTTCATCGCCAAAAATTTGTTTGACAATTTTATTTGCAATATCACTAGGCATAATATGTTCCCACTGTAGTATTATTTAGTCTATTTAGAATTCACCCCTGCGGGCATCACTAGGATCAACTGCGGATTGTGGATCAGCAGGTGCTACTTCTGCTGGGGCACCTTCATTGCCAGCATCCATAGCGGGATCCATTTCCGCTGCAGGATCAGCAATAACACCAGATTCCATCTCAGATTCAATTTGTTCATCAATTTCCTTAATCTCTTGTTCGGTTTGTTTGAGAACTTGACGACGCATATATTCGACAGAGAAATACTTGCCAACATATGGGTCCATAACATTAACCTGATTCATACGCTCGTTACGAATCTCGATCTCTTTCAGTTCGGTGAAATAGTTATCTGCAACATAATCAAACTGAATGTGATTTCTCATCTCTTCCCACTCTTCCAGTGTAACTACACCTTTCAGAATAAGTTGAGTTTTCAGAAGATCTACAAAAAGTTCGGAGAATCTCTTACGAAGACGTGCAATAAACTTTTGGAATTTAACTTCGTCGCGAGTAATCTCAGCAGCGCGACCGATATTGAATGTAGTTTCAGTCTCCAATCTAGAGGAAGGTACATTCAGTGCTTTGTAGAGTTTCTTTTGGAAGTATTTGACATCCTCAAGTTCTCCAAGATTCTGTCCACCTGGGAGCGTAGAGATTTCAGTTCCTCTACCGCCTTCCCTTCTGGGGAGCCAGAAGTCTTCAAGCATCGACATGAATTTTTTGTCGTCTTTAATTTCTCCTGTGTTTGCATCATATACAAGTTTATTTCTGTAGCGTCCCATAACTTCACGGAGATATTGCTCCGCTTTGTTCTTAGGAAGATTACCGACATCGATGTAGAAGATTCTACGCTCAGGTGCTCTACTCAAACGGTAGATGACCAGAGAGTCTTCAATCATTCTCAGTTGGTTAACTGCCTTAATCGCCTTATGCAGGTGACTAAGAGTCATGTTTTTATTTAAATCTTGAATGCCTGAATGGCAATATGTAATAGAATCGGGAGTAATTTTCATTCCCTGATTCGTAGAGTTCTTCAAACCCTTGGGGTTGTAGAGAAAATATTCTGCCGCCTTTTGCGTTAATTGAGTATTGAGATCTACGCCTCGTAATTGTTCTGGGCGTTTCTGTTCATATTCAGTTACCTTGCGAATCTTACGAGGATCAATGTAACGTAATTCTGCAAGACCACCACTGGGATTCTGTGGATCAATTACTTTGTGATAAAATAATCTTCCGTCAACATACCAACGACGGAAAATTTCATATGCACGATTTTCAAAATCTAAGAGACGAAGAATTTCATCAAACTCTTCTCTCATCAGTTTTTTAATTCTATCTGATGCTTTTAAATTAGATAGTTCTAATTCAATAGGAACATCATCAAAGTTTCCACAAATTGTTTCATTGACAATATCATCTACCGCACTATCACACTCAGGGTTCAAAACCATTTCCCTATATCGGGTAATCAGTTCGTAATCATTACGGATTGTACCATCAAAGTCAACAGAATATCCATAATATCCGCCACCTACTACGGGTTGCGAACCATCCATATTATCTTTTTGAACAAAAGAAGGCCCCTTAGGGACCTTCTTTGCTCTTTCAAGTGAAAAACCGAAGAGCTGAGACATTATATTTCTAAGTTATTGGTCCTGGTCTATTTATCAGTCGTTTGAATTGGGTGTTTCGGGAGTCCAGTACTGAACTTGCAGTTCTACAGTAAACTCTTCAATAGCATCGTTATTGCCATAGTCCAGATCAATAGCAGAGATATTGCTGGGGAAGATGTTATAGAACTTGTATGACTTAAGAACTCTGGGTTTTTCGCCATTCTTAGTATCGCGTGCCAACTGATGCACTTTCATATCAGCAAAGTAACCAGTGCTGTCATCCGCATCACCAAGACCTGCAGCAGAAGTAAAGTTCTCGTTATATGCCTGAATGCTAGATGCCCAGAGTTCAAATGCGTTACGGAGAGCAAAACCACTATCGTTTTGAACAGTAATTGTCCAAGGTTCAAAGGTTCTGTCACCTGCAATCTTCAGAACACGTCCTCTGAAAGGAACTTCAATAACTCCAATCTGAGAGGAGGGAAGATTTGCTGCACGAACAGTAAACTTACCCAAGTTTACTAATGCAGAATTGTTGATAATTCCAGAGGGGAATGCCAGATCAACTTGAAATAGATTAGGACGCGCAAAGTCTGATGCGACATTTGCTTTAAAATCGTCAATAGTTCCTCTTTTTGCCATTGTTTTTTAATGTCTCCGTCGTTAATATTTAGTACAAACAATATTTTCACGCAAAAAAAGAGACCCCGTAGGGTCTCTTAATTATGTTTAATCAGATCAGGAAGCGACTTCAGTGAATGCAACGCCAGTTCTGGTTGCGGTGAAGGTCAATGTAATGTAGTTAATAGTGCGTGTGGGTTTGACGAAGATCTCTGCAAAGAATTCGCCACGATCAACTGCCTCAGCGGGGTTGTTATCCTCATCACACTTGATAAGGAAGTCGGTTACACCACGACGACCTTGAACTTCGCGCAGATAAGGTTCGACAATATTGATAAACAGAGAACGCTGTGCAGCATCATTCTGTTCAAAGAGTTGAGACTTAGCAGCACCACTAATGACTCTTTCAATGGTGAGGAACAGGCGACGAACATTGATACGATCGAATGCAGAAGCAAATGCTTGTGCGGTCTTATCACCAAACAGAACTACGCCTTGACCAGGGAAAGAAACAATAGGATTAATGCGAGCAGAATAAAGACGATCACGCTGAGTCTTATTGGGTGTATATGCAAGTTTGATTGCATTTCTTACAATGCCACGCTGGAAACCAGCAGGAGAGAACCAAGGTTCTGCAGTTTCAGTTGTCTGTAAGCAAAGACCAGCAACATCACCATTGCAAGGAATATAACGATAAACATCATTATACTTATCGTAAATATACTTATAACCAGAATCAAAGACTACGTAAGAAGAAGAAGGCAGAGTGTCGAAGAAACTAATGACATTATTAGTAATTGTGCCTGCATTACTAATACCAATTACATTGCCTCTACGAGGAGAAACAAAGAGAAGGCAGTCACGACGCTCTTCAACAATATTTGTCAAAGAGGTGATTTTTGCAAGTGCCTCAGCGTCTGTAGAACCAGAAGGACCAGCAAGAATATAGTCAATGGTTTGAGACTCAGGATCTTCCAGAAGTTCGTATGCAGTAGCAACATCACTATTGCTTACAGTATATACACCACCAGAATTTGCATAGTCAATACCACCTGCAAGACGATAGTAGTGAGTAGCGTTATTCTTAGATCCTACCGTTGTGCGACCTGCGGGGTAATCAGTAGAACCAGCAGCAGAACGTAAAAGGTTGAACTGTCGAGAATCTGCTGTCAGACCCCAGTTACCATCAGCGGGAGTGCCTGTTGCGCTGAATAGTTCAGTTTCATGCTCACCCCAATAGATATATTCGGAGCGTGCTTTTAAAACATTGACATAGTAGTTGGTTTCACCAACAGAAGTTTTTGCATCAGATGCCTTAGAAACACCGATAAAACGCTCAAGTAAAGCACCAGTTGTACCAGTGATTTTACCATCAATATCAACAACTACAATGTGAATTTCATCGCGGTGACCACCTTTATCAGTTGCCCACTTTGAAGTACCAGGACGAGTAGCAGTATTGACCCACTTTACACCAGGAAGATACTCACGCTCGTCATACTCATTACGAACGGAAGTAATTGCAACAGAAGTTGAGTTTGTATCAGCAACCGCATCAGCTGCCTCAAATGCAATACTATCTTTGTTTAACGCAACATAGAGACGACGCTCAATTGTTGTATCGATAGCAGCAGTATTAGAACCCTGAGTGATTGCTTGACCATCAGCAAGAATACCAGTGACGCCACCAGAAGGAAGACCGATTTCCAGTTTCTTGTTTGCGGGATCCCATGCAAGAACAGTAACTGCTTCATTAGAACCAGAAATGCTGATTGTTGTTGAAACACCAGGAGTGAAATCACCAACAATGGTATCTACAGTAAGAACGATGCTGTATTTAAAGACTTTACCAGCAGCACCCGATGAAGCGGTAACTGCTTCATCAGCAACGAACTCATGCTCGTTACCAGAAGAAGGAGCGGGGAGAACTGCAATCTGATCAGCACCAGCATCAGTCATGAAGACACCGATGGAGTTACCAAGGGTTCCAGGAGTCTTTGCAGCCCACGTAAAATTATTGTTAGCAGATTCGATGTTGGTTTCGTAATCTTGGAAGTTCTTAATCAGAGGAGCAGTACCAGCATCAACTGCATTTTTCAGAGCAGAATTAGTAACACGAACTGTCTTTAATACACCACCATAAGAAAGGAACTGAGCAGCAGTGTACCAATACTCATAATTAAAGTCATTTGGTTTACCAAATACATCTGCAAGTTGTCTCTCGTTGGAAATATCTACAATTTCTTCAACGGGACCTTGTTCAAATGGTGCCGCAATAACGCCAACATTTGCGGTTGATAAAGTAGTGATCGTCGTTAGGTCTCTTTCCTGTACGACTACACCTGGCGAGGATTGATTTGCTGCCATTGTTTAAGTCTCCTAGATTGATGTCAACATCGGTTGTCTAAGAT